TGTGTATCATCTTTGACGAACACACCCTTGAGCAGCGGGTCAGTACCAGCGGAGTTTGTGATTTTGTCAACACTCAGCTCTGACATCAGTTAATCTCCTTTAGTGCAGAGGGCTGGGCTGCTTTCAGTTTTTCGGGTGTCTTGGCATTCAAGATCACCGGGTCTTGCGTGGCATCCCGTAGCGCCTGTTTCTTAGCAGCAATGTCCTGCTGTGCAGCCGTGTCCCCAGCTTCCTGCGCCCGCGTATAGGCAACGTCTAGCTGATCTAGCAGGGGCTTGCGCTCGGCCCGTACCATGTCCTGTTTGATGGCCTTAGCCTTGTCCATGTTGACCTTAATCATTCCATCACCCCGTAGTCAGCACCCACGCCGTCTGTCAGTTCTGCCTCGTCGATCTCCCACGCATTGCGGAATGTTCTGTCGCTAGGAATGTCAGCGGCATCGACGATCTTGTAAGGACGGCCAGATGGAACGTCTTTAGCTGCGGTTTCTTCTAGTGACAGTTCGCCTGTTGGGATAAGAACTGCGACGCCGCCTTCGTCTGTTTTATATAGTATTCTTTCGTTCATTTTTTAGTCCTTAGCGGAAGATGGCTAAATCGATCTGATCGTATCTTTCATCAAAATTAAGGTTTCCGAATTCTCCGTACCCTATAAAAGTTCTTACTGATGTTGTTGTTTTTGTGAATATCTTTACTTCACAATTATCGTCTGCTGTGCCACTAGCAGCATCGCCAATGCCAGTTACTACCGCATAATCGTTGCTTGGCATAGCTGTTGCAAAATTGATAGTTTTGTCTCCAGTGCCGTTATCAGTAAGACTTGATATGTTTCCACTGTTTCTAATCGTATTGGTTCCTGAGTAATTAACCCAAGCACGACAGGCATAGACTGGTGCTGAGCCTGTAGCGTTAAACAGATCAAGTGCGTCTGTGTCTGTGTAGCCAGCAGGTAGGTTTTCTACCGTAGCCAAAGTCCCCGCTTCATCGGGCAATGCAAGTGTCCGATCAACATTGCTGTTGGGGGCTTCAATGGAAAAATTCCCGGTGCCGCTTGCGTTGCCTTTAATACTTACCTTGGACATTTATATCTCCTAAACCACAACCCAACGAGCGCCCGACTCAACCGTCACGGTCACACCGCTCTGAATATCGATGGGGCCAGCCGTCATGGCGTTGCGATTACTTGTAACTGTGTAGTCAGCCGTCACAGTCTGGTCGTTCTCATAGAAAACCTCATCACTGTTACCGCCTGTAGCTCCACCACCAATACTGCCCCAAGCATTGCCGTCGTAGCCCTCAAAGGAGTTGATCGTGGTGTTGTAGCGGATGTAGCCAGCGTCAGGCGTACCGTCACGCTGTGCAGTCGTGCCTACAGGAAGTTCTGCTGAACCTGTGTCGGCAGTCTTCTGCACTTTCTCTGCGTCTAGCTCGTCGATAGCACCTTGTACGCTAGTAGCAGATAGATCGGAACTGCTGTTGTCGTACAGAATCTCTTGAGCATCATCAAAGTTGTTCAAGCGCAGCGAGTACCACTGTGTGCCGTCAGTCCGCACCTGAATGGCGTTCTCTGCGTTCTCAAGGACTACAGAGCTATCTCCATCAATACCTTCGCCATCAAAAGGCTCGACTGTAACGCTGTTAGCGTCTACTGACTTCTTAATCGCTACCTGCCAGCCAAAACCTAGCGTTGAAGGATCAGGCAAGGTGATGGTAAAGCTGGCTGATGTGCTGTCTGCAACAATTAACTCGCCAAAGCTAGAGCCGTCTAGGTTAGTCGTTGACGACAACTCGTTGATGTTGTTTGACAGTAGGGCGGGGTAGCCACCAGCGACATTACCGTCGTGGAACCGCCCTGTGTTGAGGGTGTTATCGTGTGTCCACTCACCCTCTGCGCCCGTGAAGAGCGCGTGTTCTGCGGCAGTGCCTTGCCGCCTTATTACCTGTTTCGCCATATCTTATGCACCTATTGCAATTAAGTCGAAGTTATCAGCCCCAACATCGTTACCGTTTGAATCTCGTACCACAAATGTGACAGAATTTGTACTCAAGCTCTTGCGTATTGGGAAGAGGTCTTGGTCAGATTCCACTGTTCCCGTGACAGTTGGACGCAAGTGGAAAGGCCTGTCGAACTGGAATGTAGAGCCGCCGGGAGCGATACTAAGACCTTGTTGCTTCTCTGTGCGCTCACTGACATCAACAGATGTTTTGAAAGAACGTAGAGTCTTCAGTCCTACCTCATCATCACGGCGTTGAATCTTAATCCGCTGCTTGACATAGCGAGCGTCGATCTCACCTCTTGTCCAGTTCTCCCACTGCGCCAGTGTATCGTATGACTCAAAGCTATCAACAGGTTCAGTGATGAGTCCGTAGTCTGCGCTGTTGGCTGCTGCTTGTGTTATGCTGCCGTAGTCTTCTGTGCTGTCAAAACCTGAGAGGTCTTCGCCTGTGTTCCTGTACGAGATTTGGTACAAGATTAGTGGGTCAGATACAGGAAGTGATGTGGCCAGAGCACCGTAGTCTTCTGTGTCTGTGATTGAGTCGCTGATTGCTTGGTAGTTCTCGATAGAAGACGTAGGGTTAACGATTGATCCGTAGTCTTCAATGTCATCGTAAATCTCTAGTGAGGCGTCAACTTGCGCCCAGACACGAACATTCTCAGCATCAAAACCTAGGTCTACCTCATCAGCTACAAAGTAGGCTTCCTCTGAGTTGGTCGCTACAAGTACACCGCCTTGATCCTCGAACCCGACAAAGTATCCGTCGCTGTTCCAGTCAGGGCTATGTTCTGTTTGCTCAAGCAGCTCAAACTCTGTCTTAACTACTAGGTCTTTCTCAGCAGCAGTCTCAGAGTAGTTACCTGAAGTATCGACCGCTTTTACAAAGAAACGGAAATCTCCGGGCGGTAGGTCTGCCTCTGTGACAACATTAGTCTTTGTTGTCTCTGCAATTTTGATCGAGTTATTCCAAGTAGCCTTTTCTCTTGGCCCATACCTGACTTCGTAGCCTTCAATGTCAGGTGTTGTCGTAATCTCTAGCCAACGAAATACAACAGTTTCACCGTTCTGGTGTGCTTGAAAGTTCTGCACGTTAGGCGGCGGCGTAGTCTTGCCAACAACCGTGTGGATTCTTGCTTCAGACCAAGGAGAGAACTTACCGCCCTTGACACCACGAGCCTGAACTTCGTACTCAACACCTTCGTCAACATCAAAGACAGAGATGCTGGGCGATCTTGTAGGCTCAAGCGTCTCAAACTGTGTGTCACCTACTGGGCGAAAGCGTAGCTGGGTCTTTTGATCCCACCCCGGAAAGCTCTCAAGCCGTGTGTCAACAAGCATCCTCACTCTAAGGGAACCGTCTGTGTCTACATAAAGAGCGTTCTCGTCTGAACGTATCTTGTTGATAGTAGGCAGCTTAGGCTCTGTGAGGTCTGGGCTGACTGGCTCTGTTAATACAGGGTCAAACGGAGGAATATCGCCCGTGAATGCCTGCTCAATCTCATCAGCAGCAGGTACAGTTGTGATGCGAGCAATGAAGTTGCCTTCTGGCTCAATAGCAGTGACTTTGACATCAATGCTTTCTTTACCTAGCTCACCGAAGATTACCAAGTCATCTGGGTTTGCAATGTCAACATCAGAGTTCAGAAAGATAGTTTTGTTAAGTGGGCCATCGCCTAAACGACACCCGACTGTTGATATTGCACCATCTTGGTGCTGAATCTTTACGCCGTACTCTTCACCGTCATCAACAACAATCTCATCAAGGATGATCTCTCGATTGGAGACAACTTCTTTGATCCGCCCTGCCGCTAGACCAACAAGGATCGTGTCGTACTGAATCGTGAGCATATCGCCACGAGTGTAACGAAGGTGCTGCACATCCTGCTTGAAGTTGTAACGCTCAGGACGCAAGCGCTGTTGCGCGATGTGGTAACGCCCGAACTTCCACGCTTGATCTGGGTCTGTTACGCCTTTTGCTTCTAATGTTTCGTAGGTTTCTGCGTTGCTTTCGTCAAACCCGTCGTCAAATACAAGACGCTCGGTGTTCTCAAAAGTCACATCGTCTACGAATCTAACCCGCAGCGCATCTGGAACCTCAACAGCAGTAAGCTCATAGTTAAAAGCGAAGCTATTGCGAGGACTAATAATCATCTTAGGAACTGACTGGACTACATCTCGCACTACGCCGATCTTAGCGTCTGCACTGAAGTTCCAGTTAGCAAGTCCGGTCGATGCTACTTCGCCCGCTCTGTCGAAAGTTGTTCCTGAAGAATCAAATATGCCATTGTATTTGAAACCTTCTTGATCGCAATAGTCAGCCCAATCAAGCAAAGATTCTGCGTCTAGGTCAGCCTGTCCTAATGGGCGACGGTTAGCTGTTCCTGTCCAAATATCTGCATAGACCCACGCTGGGTTATTTGTAGCTTCTTTTACCCAAGATGTCCCGTTATAAACATCTAGCACTGATGTCGCTAGTACAGATAAGTCTTCAATTCTACCGTTAAGCTGATCTGTGGCCTTGATGCGTAATGACATGCATACAGTGCCGTCTACATCGAATGGCTTTACTGAGCGAATCGAACGTAAAGCATTCCAAGCAAAGTCACCTATGGTATCTGTATCAGCAGCAAAAGATGTTGACTTTCTGGTCAGCTTTACTTCATATTGACCATTAGGTACCTTGAATCGGTATCCTGTGCGAACAGTCTCTTTTTTGCTTGAGGAGATGACAAAATCTTCTTCCTCAACAATAAATTCTGTATCACCAACTGCTCGGTATTCAATTCTCCAGCGAACAGTGCCTTTGCGTGTTTTTGCTTTGTCATTAACAGAAAAAAGTCTTCCAGAAAGACCTATGCTGATCTCATCTACGTCGGCTTCTGTCGTGCGTATAGCAAAAATACCGTCATCTTCTTTAGATGAGGAGAAAGAAGGGTTTGTTTCTATGATCTGATCTGAGTAGATTGTCATTTGATCGGGTGTCCCGATCTCGTACTCTACTTCATCAAAAAGATTTATATCTGTCTCGCCAATTTTTAAAGGCGTTCCTGATAGTGAATCCTGCTCTGTTATTTTGCTGTATCCATCACCAACCTTTTTGCCGCCAATCTCAAGAGGGCTATAGCCAAGGCAGAGAAACATTCGTAGGTATTGATCGTCGCCTACAATCTCTGTGTAGGGGCGAGCGGTCATGGGAATCGGAGGAAAGAACCTAAACTCTCCGTACAGACGCGGGATAGGGTCAAAAGCAGCGGTTCTGTTTTGAGAGCCTGTTAAAGCCTGTAGCCTATTAAACGATTCTGGTGCGTCAGGTCTGCTAGGTATTTGCGGAGGTATAAGTGCATTAACTGCATAAGAACCAACACCAGCTACGGTAGCAGCGGCAGCGGCACCTGCGTACGGCCCTGCGACAGCACTTACTGCAATAAAAGTAAAAGCTGCTGCTATTGCAACAGCAATTTGACCTACCGCTCTTTTAATCTCATCGCTTTGTGGGATAGGCCAGAGTACAACAAAAGCGCCGTCCTTAACTTTAGTTAATCTGTGAAGCTCGGTAGGGACTTCTTTGCCATTGATGAAAGCTGCTACAGGCGCACCACCGCAGATTTCGTAGATGCTTTGTCCAGCTTCTACCTCAGCCTCAACCATATCAGGTTTTAAAGGATGCCTACTTGCTTGTACAGTAACGCTCAACTGTTAAACCCCTTGTACCTGTAGAAACCTTCAACCCGACTGTTCCATCGGATTCCTTTGTAATCTTCTATGCAAGAAGTGTTGCCGTTGTAAGCATGAAGCATCCATCCGGGTTCTATCACTAGGCCAATGTGAAAAGGCCGACCTCGAATAATAACAACATCGCCTTCTTGCGGATCATCTACCTGCTCCGTCATCTCTATCAGTTTTTGCTGTATGCGAGCAGTACGATCTTTGTTCTCTGCTTCCTCCAGCCCTTCGTCTTGCTTACCGAGGTCAATGTCATAAACACCCGCAAAGACTTTTGCAACTAGACGAAAGCAACCGTGAGGGGGCTCGTACTCTACGCCCACATAAGGCCGATACTTAACTAGCGACATTAGACGGTGCAAATTGTCCTGCTGGGAATGCGTCATTAAGTGCTCCTTTTAGGAAGGAGGCTTTAACCGTCACTCTTGTGGCAGAGTCAGCAGATAGATAATCAAACTCAAACTTAACTGGGCCGAACTCGATCTGATTAGGAGTATCAGCCAAAACTATTTCATAAGAAATCTCTGCCCGTTTTTTCATTCCTGCAATAGAACGAATGTTCTGTAAAACTCTTTGATCTACAGCATCAGCTTTAATGTCAATAGAAGGAGGTCGATCTTGAATCTGAGTAGCAGCAGAGACTTCAAAAGGAAATCTAAAGAATGTGCCTGCTGTTCTTTCTAAGTCCTGAGTGTCATTTACAAGTCTGATCGTATCAATGTCAGGGTGTGAAATAGTCAAGCACTCTAGAAAAACTTGCTCTGTAGCTGACGAAAGGACTGCTTGCAGTGCGCTTTGACTAAGGGACATTATGGAATCACCTCTAGGTTCAGCTTTACTGTAAAAACTTCGCCCGATGCTACTGAGATTGTGAAAGGCTTGTCAGCCATAAAACGAATGACTGCTGCCTCTTCGGTAATAGGATGCACCCAATCAAACTCTAAGCTGCCCATACCGAGTGTGTTACGCCAAAATGCAAGTAGAATTGCATACTGGTCTTTGTCAAGATACATCTGCCCTGAGAAAGGCTCTACGGCTGCTGTGAAGCGACGGCGTTGAAAAGGCTTGCCGAATTCCATGTCTGTCCTAATAGAGCCTTCAGGGGCTTGGTA